ACAACTTCTGTCAAACCACCACGATTCAAACCAGCAGGAGCGAACCATTCAGCAGAAACACGGTCATTGAATGCAATTACACCAGGAAGAACAACAGATGGTGGAACCCATATAGGTTTGTTTCTATCGAAATCAAGAATCTTAACCCAAGGATAATATGTAGCAGCATAGTTACTGTCAAATCCTTCTGTTGTTGCAACAGCAGTAGCGATGTTATCATTTATAGCAGTTGAATCCATTACATAGAAGGCATCACCACGATCCTCACAAATATCTTTAGCATATGATGTCAATGCAGAATGTAATGAGTGAAGAACACCAGGAACTGCAATCATGTTAATATCAAATTCATCTGCATTGGAAACTGTTGCGAGTGCCTTTTTATATGAAGTATATCCAGTTGCAGAAGAATTTGATATATCAAATCCTTGTGTGTTACCAGCTTCAATATATGTTCCAAGTTTCTTTTGTAGATGTGGTCTATGACCATCGAATCCACCTTGGAATGGCACTATAAATTTACGAGAATCTAAAGCAGTATTTGTTGTCAAATCTATTGATGAACTATATGCAATAGCAGATGTTGGGAAATTAGCGCCAGGATCCTGTTGATAGTCACCCAAATAGAAATCAGAATTACTACCAGTGGTTGTATTTGCAACTATTGGCAATGGACGCAAGTAATTAAAGTTATCTGTATTTGCGAAGTCATAATTGAATCCCCAATAGACACGTCTATTGTAAGATCCACCGGCTGTTTGAGCGGTCACATAAGATGCAGCTGCAGGTTGTGTGAAAGCACTTGGTATCGGTGAAGTCAAAGCACGGAATCCAAAAGGAACTAAATTGGGTGATACACCACCATTAGCAACTGCCTCTGTTACTTCAACACGAAGATATTTTGATTTATTTGAATAATCACCATTAACAATAACTTTTCCATCATCATTCACAGTCAAATATCTATCACCAATAACTCTTGTGATATATCTTGGTGAATTTGGATCCAAGTTACACTTAAATTGTTCAACTACTGATGGACGCAAATCATCATCTTCTGATGTAAATGGTGTTTGAGGAAGTTTAGATTGATCAACAAATCTAACAACAATATCGAAATCACCATATTCAGAACCTGCAATAGAACCAGCAGGACGAATGTTTGCAATACCAACTTTTATTTCATAGTTCGCATGAACGCCATGAGAAAGTGTGTGGAATCTGAAAAGATCAGTTGATCGACCACCAACTTTTTGTGATGTTATCCATGGAGTTGAAGCTTCCAAATAATCACTTGTAAAGTCCCAAGGAGAACCTGCTGATCCGGTTTCAATCAAAATAGTTGCTGCTGGATCCAAAGCAAGTGATGCAGATGCATTCTTTTTGAAAGCAACATAATTGTATACCGCATGAGTTCCGTATGGATTGTAACCAAACATATCACCGATATAAGATGTGCTTTCTGGATTTATAGATAATGAAAATGATTGCCCGTTTTCATCAACTGCATTTGTAAAGGCAGTAGTATCTGTCTGGAATCCACCTGATATTGTCAATGTAAAACTTCCACTCGTATTAGCAGATACAGTTGATTTAGCAAATAATGATGTTGCATCACTATCTGTATTAACAAATGTTGGATGTAAGAATGAAATCAATCTCTTTCCAAATGAACCAGTTGCAACCACTGCAATAGGATGTTTCAAAGAATATCCACCTGAACCAAGAACTCTGACTATCGTTGCACTTCCAGCATTATTTAAGTAGTTTTTTGCAGTATAAGGTAAGTATGATTGTTCATATGTTCCACCAAATCTAGTTACAAAATCACTATATCCTTCAACTAGAGTAGGAACGAAGGCAGGTCCTTTTAACGTTGGTCCTATCAATGCTGCACCAATAGCCCCAATTCCTTGTGGTAGGAATGAAAGGTCATTTTCATTAGTGAACACTCCAGGACTTACAATTCTTTCATTAGCCACTATTGTCTCCAAAAAATTATAGAATTAAGTCTTCATATAAATATGAAACAAAAAGTCCAAACTATGATTTAGACGGAATAAATTTTCCAGAATCTAGATCCAAAACACCATCACCGTATTTTTCATTCAATGATTTTACAAGGTCAGTTTCGTCTTTTTGTAACCCATCGTATCTTTCAAAAAGTTGATCACGAAGATTAGTCATTTGTTCCAATCTTTTTTTCAAAATATACAATTCAATTTCAACTTGTCCGATTTGAGCGGTTGTTGCAGCATATTTTGATTGTAAGTCTTTTACAGTCTCAACATCTTCTTGTGAAAAATCTTTTTCTGTAACCAATTCATCATTTTCAGCCATATAAAACCTCTTTTAATAATAAGTAAAATAACACATATAAATATCAATCATTTTCTTCTGGATATACTCCAGGTGCTTTTCCTGATGAAATATCGAATAATCTTTGTTTTCTCAATTCCCATTCTCTCAATCTAGCAGCAGCATCGTCATCTATATTACCGAATCTTGACCTACCAGTTCCATCTCCCAATCGTGTTGCACTTGGATCCTGCATGGAATTTATATCCCCAAACAATTCAGATACAAAGTTAATCTTATTAGGACTGACAATTCTCTTTGTTGTTGATTCTGCAGCAATATGTTTTGGAAGTAAATACCCATGAACAACAATTTGAAAAGATGCCCTAATTACTCTATCTTGTCCGGTCGTATTACTGTCTTCGATACCGATAGAATCCATATTGGTTGAGAACTTAAAATAATTTTTATCACCAAATGCTTGTCCAGAATACCAAATAAAATTTTCTATTATGTAGTTTAATTGGTTTTGGTATTCACACCATACAATAAAATCGTAAGTAAGATCAACATAATCAGGCATCGGTGTTATGAAATACTCAAATGGTCTTTTCTTTTCAAATTGAGTGCTAAATTTGTCATAAGGTGCAGTTCTATTGTATCTCTGTTGCATTACATACGCAATTTGATTTGTAGTTGCAACTTTGTTTCTTCTCAAATCAGACCTAAATGCAACATTTGATCGTCTGAAAGTGATTAGTGGGACAATAGTTTTTCCTTTCTTGTCTTTCAAAAATCCATCTTTTTGGATTGATGCCCACTTCTCTGCATTTGCATATATCGTTGGAACTGATATTGAGTCCGTTCCGTCTTCCACTTTAATCATCATTGTTTTATCAACAAATGATTTTACGGAAAAATCAATATCATATAAAGTTATACCAACATTTCGAGTTTTATCTTTATCTCGTCTTGTTTGTAAATGACGACCTTTGCCCAAATCTTCTCTTGGATGTTGTTCTGAATTTACATCATCTATAAAAGAATCTCTCGTTCTTCTTAATGGTGGTTTTCTGTATTTACTTGAATTTTTCATTATATGTTATTCGGAATATCATTGTTATCATTTATTACAGCAGGTCTAAATTCTTCTATGTTTATTCTTGACCTTCTTGTTAAGTGTGTTGTTGCAATTATGGAAACATTGTGACCCCATCTTTCAGTTGCAAAAGAATAATCAGGATTCTTACCTCCAAAAAATTGATTCTCTTGAACCTGATCAATTTCCCACCAATCACCGTTATATTCTATTACATCACCTACTTCTACAAAAATTTCAACATCTTTCAAAAATTCCCTAATAAAAGCAAAAGTAGCTGCCTGTTGATAATCTTGACCAAATTCAGTTCCCTCGTAAGTCTGTGCTTGATAGTCTATGAGTGCAGGAACTTTAACCGGACTGTGATAAACTTTTTTATCGGATTCGTTATACAAATTAGTTTTTGTATTTTCAATCGAAAGTTTATAGACAGCAACTTCCGTGTCTATTATGTCTGCCACCAATTCCATATTGAATTTGTGAACAAGTCCTGCATCTCTACTTCCGTGAAATAATGGCATAGTTTATCCTATGTAAATTGCTAAAGGTGTTCCATTAAGACTCGCACCAAGTGCCTCTGTTTCTAATCTTTTTGCTTCTAATAATTTAGCACGAGTCATTGTGTCCAACATAGTTCTCAACTGTTCAACCAATGTTTGTTTTTCAGCGGTTGCGGCAGATAATAAATCCGCAGCATTTAACGTTGTTTCACCGTTTGGTATCGGAATGCTTCCATATTTACCACGAACATATCCCAACATTTCTTTGGCAAGAGCAAGACCAAAAGAATATATCCAACTTTTACCAACAGAATTTATTTTAGAATATGTCATAAAATCATATGGAGCGTTTGACATATCCGAAACTTGTCCGTTTGGATATTTCAATGGATTGCTTCTTTCCTCTTTAACAATATATTCAATCCATAATTTGAAATCCTTCACTGGAAGTGGAAATATACGAAGTTCATTATTTATCAGTTCAAATGTAAATGCAGATTTACGCATCATATCATTAAATTCTATGGCTTGAACACGTAGTAAGTCTGCATACATAGGCATCAACATAAACGATACACCCGTTGAATATGCACCAAATCCGAATGTATCTAGCATTGCTTGATTACCCAAATATGGATCATAAAAACGAATTGATGCGGGTGGCGAATAGTGATGAACTCTTTTTATTTCTATTGAACCACTCGGAACTTTTATATCACGAATCAAAACATTCAAATCGTATTTTTGTTTTCCAGTCAGTATATTTATTGATGAAGAATAAAAATTGATATTACCATTAGTAAATGTTTCAGATCCATATTCGGTTGCAAGTTGTATCAATGGACCCATTCCAGTAGAAATGTTTCTCTGAGTTAAATTTATTTCAGTAGAAGAACCCATTATGCTTAACATATTCTGTTGTATGTTAAACTGATTAACATGATGTGAATACTCATAAACTGCTTCTTCAAAACAAGCATAAAAGTTTACATCTTGTAATTCTATATCAACGAGTGGATAACCTAATCTTTTAGCACACCAATCTGCAAAAGGATCGGCTTCTGTTTGAAATTCAACATCATTGTCAAATGTTCCAAAGGGTGTGCTTCCAGTTGTAAAACTGGAACTACCAGGCCAAATAGGAATTTCTGTCATTTATTTCTCGGATTTTGTTTCTTCAAAATACTTTAATATATCATCAACGATAGGATGACGGTGGTTTGTTTTTAATTCATAAACCCCCAATCCTTGTATCTTATTTGAATTGATTCCAAGACGAGATAATATCATTTCCATTTGTGCTTTTGTTACATTCTGTGATTCATCAACGATAACACAGGCATTTACAAATGTTCTACCACGAAGAAATGAAATAGGAGCAATTTCTATTTTATCTTCCACCATTAACTTTTCAATTTTTTCTTTATGATACAGTTGAAACATATTCGCCTGTATTGGAGACAACCAAGGATCCATTTTTTCTTTTATATTTCCAGGAAGAAATCCCAAATCTTCATTTGATACAGTTGGTCTTGTTATTATTATCTTTTCAACTTCACGATAAAAGAAACATTCAAGAGCAATTTGTGTTGCTAATAATGTTTTACCCGAACCAGCTTTACCAACAAAGACTGATATATCATCACGAAGAGCATCTGCCTTTATTCTCTTTTGTTCTTCGTTCAATGTTAATTGAAACTGTATTTTATTTTTTATGGTTTTTCTTCCTTTTTTTATTCCTGATGTATTTAGACTTGAACTTTCTTCTTCACTCAACAAATGTTCTCTATTATCTGTTTCCTCGTTATGTTCAGAACTCATACCGGCTCCTATAATAATTTAGAAAGGGTGTCTCCCATAGATTTTACGTCTGCCTCAATCTTAGAAAATATATTATCTAATTTTTCTGGCTTATGGGTCCATTCAAAACCTACAATGGCAATAAATTCCGAACCTTTTTTTATCGGATATACTACCGCTGATTTAGACCCTCTCTGTGAAAAAAATGCTTTAGTTATTAAGTCCTCTATATTATCTACAACAGGATATACCGCCTTATGATTTATTACATCTTCTACAAAGTTGGAATAAAGTGACATCGGTAAGTTTTGATATTGCTTAAACTCCGTGCTAACACCTTCTTCGAGTGACTCGAATGATGTTGAGAGTTTGGTCATAGATTTGCCTGTTTTGTATTTACCACCGTTGTGTCTTTGAAGAATAAATGCACGCTGACAGTTGTATTCTTCTAACAGTTGGTCTAATATGGTTTGGATTAGTTTGGAATGAGAAATCTCTCGGTCAATCTTTTTTTGTTTGTATTCACCGTATTTGTATTTTAGGAACCAG